AGCCCTTCTATAGTGTCATAGTTCTTGTAGAACGGTATTATAATGTTAAATATCATTTTTTAACTTTTTCTGTTTTAGATTTAGTTGTTTTAGATTTAGTTGTTTTAGATTCTAATTTATTAATTTTAGATTCTAATTTAATTATATTACAATAAATATCATCTATAATTTCGGCATTTCTTTCGTTAGTATATTTCACCGAATCAAAGTTCTCTTTTAGAAGAGAAATATCTTCGTTAACTCTCTCATTTAATAAAGATATAATTATTGGGATTGTTTTATTTTTAATATATTTATTTACTTTATCTTTTAATGACATATTCAAACGTCTCCAATTATAATTATTTTAAAAAAAACTAATCTGCATTATTGAAACTAGAATAAACTTCAACTACTAACTCCATATTATCGCCAACTATCTTTTTACTTTTAACAGAATCTTTAAATGAACTTATAATTAGCTTATATTGATCATTATCTATTTCTATTTCTGATTTTTCAGTTTTAAATAGTTTCAACAAAGCAACGTAATCAACCATCTTTTCAATGTCTGACCATTCAACAATATTCTTGATTTGGTTTAAAACAAGTAGTGTTCGATTATCATTATTACTAATGAATTCCTCTAATGTTATTTTTTTATCTGTTTGTGAATTATATGCGTTTGTGAGTTCTTCTTTTTGAATTTTTGTCAGTCGGACTATTTTAATTTTTTTCATGTACCACCAATTTTATTAATTTTTAAAACATGCCCCCTAATGGGGAAATAAGGGACATGTACATTTTAGTCGTTATTTAAATAATAACATTCAAAAAACCAATAGCAACTAATACTTACGTACCTGTTGTTATGATCCAGAGACCCGCAGATTTGTTAAGCACTCTTGCTACTGCGGTAATAGAAAAAGCAGCTTGTCTTTTCTTATTAGTAGGATCACTTACGGTTGTAGGGCCAGACTGTTTTAAGAAAAATTCGAACCCATCAACTCCTCCATTACCACTAATTTCCGATACTCCGTATGCTTCTTCACCAAATAATAGTGATGCGTACACATTTCCGGATGCAGTAGATAAAGTGTCCCCAGATATAGGGAATTTATACCCTTCTGTTGATGTACGGATTGAAGCACCTGCAACAATATCACGACTAATAGGAGATTCTTTCATCTCTTTACTAGAAGTTGGAGAAACCCAACCTTTAAATCCTGGATTAGTCGTAATCTGATAGGAAACTTCAGGATGGCAAATAAATCCATAAGTACCATCTGTAAGCGTAGGAACGTCATTACTTGCTAATACACGTGCTCCATGCTGAAGCGTTTTAACTGTCATCCCAGAAGCAGCAATAGAAACAACAGTAGCTGATTGAGCTATTCGTGTTTTATTATGATACATTGGGAATCCATCAGCTCTACGTGTCCACAGTCTAGCAGTAATACCGGACGACCCTAGTGTTCCGCCATCAATTTCCATGTTATCAAACATTCCGGCAGAATAAACTGCTTTGTCTGCTACTAAAAAACCGATATCATTTCGAACTAAGGTATCTAGCGTTCGTTTAGCAGCTCCCTTAATATGTTCAGAAGCTCTATCCAGAGCATTTCCTCTTGCTGTAAGTACGGCATATCTAGACAATTGAATATATCCGTTTCTTTCATGAAGCGTTGCTGTCACTACTTCGGCTGAAAGATACATTTGCTGTGCTGTAAATTCATCTGAATCATCAGAGAATAGCTTTGCTACTTTGTTGTATCTATCAAAGTTTATTGTCTTTCCGCCTGCCTTAGGGATGTCTGCCCTTACTGGCGCAGCAGAATGGAAAACTGTTTTTGGTTCGAAGTCTTGTAAAATTTTCTTTGAATACCAAGTACCCACCACATTGGTTAAGGCTGCTTGGGACGATTGTTGATCCGCCATAGGTATTCACTCTCCTAGTTGTTAAATATTAGAATTTAACGCCCTGAGAATTCATATGTGTTAAGTATTCATCAGGCGTCATTTCTTTAATTGACTTATTAATTGTTTGGCCTGAATTCTGTGATACACCACCGCCAGTTATTGTTGTCGTTTTCTTTCTAATAACTGCCTTAGCTTTTGGTTTAGCCTTTGTGGTTCCTTTGCTTCGATCGATGATGAATTTCTTCATCCAACCCTTCTTTTCATATGTGTTCTGTTTATCTGATTTCATTATCTCAACCGCCTCATCTTTAATTTCATTAAATAACGAAGGATTAAACTCACTCAGATTGTCCCACATATCATCATGTTCTTTACGTGCCGCTTCTTTTAAAGATTCTATTTTTTCCAGTTTTTTGGCTTCAATTTCAGAAAACCGTCGGTCTATTCTTGCATCAATTACACTAAGATCTTTTTCCTCATACTCATTCATCATAGAGTCATAGTCAGTATCTTTTTCTTCTTTATTTTTACTATTAGTAAAATTAGAAAACTTTTCTTCTAGTTCTTCTATCTTTCTCTTTTGATGGTAGAGTTCGTTGTTCTGCTTAGATATTTTTCGCGTTGCGTTTCTATGCATATCTCTAATGTCATCTTCACTTTTACCTTTATACTGGGGCTCAATACCCTCTTCTTCAGTGACAACTTCATCTTGTGGTTTTTCCGTAGAATCCTCCGAATCAGTTTGTTCAGAACTGTTATCTTGAATATCATTTTGGGTTTGAATGGTATAATCTTTACCTTCTGAATCAATATTAGTTTCAGTTTTAACCGGTTCCTCTGGTTTCCCTTCGGAATTATTTAATATACTGTCTAATTCATCCAAAGACTTAGATGCCAAGTCCATTTCCTCTATATTCGAATCGCTCATATTAAAGTTCTCCTATTCGCCGTAAATTGTTTTTTCTTTCAAATCTTTGGCAAACTCTTCTTTAATATCAACAATTAAAGCAACGTATGATTTCTCTACGTCAGCTGTATTTAGTATGCCATATAATTTTTCTTGTGCAATATCGACTGAATTAATATTTCTTTTATTATATGATTTTGCTAACTGAGATCTACTTAGTTGTTCTCCATTAGACCACCCGAACCTATCAAATAAATCTGTGACCCAAAATCCATCGATTCGTTTTCCGGCTAACTTTGAATACGCAGATTTTATATGTTTAGCTGTTGAATCAAAAAACTCACATGTTCTATAACAGCATTTAGCTTTATGCATTGATATTTTATTTCTAATCATTCCATATTCTTCAATAAACTCTTTTTTTAATACTTTTCTCTCAAGGGTTCTTCCAGTAGGTTTTTTAGTAATTACCCACTGCCCCCTTCTGTTATAAGTTTCAATGTCGATTGTCTCATCATATATTTCAGTTTCTTTATATTTTTCTTCATCAAATTTATAGGAAGCGCGTTTCCCTTTTGATTTAGCCCTTTCAATTTTACCTTTGTTAGTGACTTTCTTTTTATAAATTGGTTCTTTTGGTAGTGGCGGTGCTTCATTTGGCTCTTCTTGTTTAGGCGGGTTTAATATTACTTCATCTGTATTCATATAATCTCCTTTACTTCTTATAATTATCTAATGTTATTTCTATAATACTTTTAACTCTTTTCAATGTTACTCTTGATGAGCTTAATCTAACTAAACTTTTATATTCTAATTTATCTGACCTTACTAAAGAATCAATCTCTTCGTTTATGTTATTTATTAATGTATCTAACATTTCATTAATTTCATTAACATAAACATAATCCCTTTTATCTTCCATTTATTCTCCTATTGGATCTTTTGACCCGTTGTTTTTTCTATAATGGCTTCTGATTGCATCTTAACTAAATCTGCCTCTGTAGATAGTTCAGTTCCAAACGTTGCATCTTCTCTAGCTTCACCTCTCAGTTTCTGTCTTTGTTGTTCTGCGCCTTGAATCTCGGACTGTTGTGCTTGCTGTTCTTCTTTCTGTATTTCGGCTACTATCTCAGAATCTAACCAAATATTTTCAGATACATCTTTTATTCCAAATGCTTTAAGTTGCTCTTGTCCAACTGCTTGCCAGTCAAGACGTCTAGCAATTGGGGGAGTAACCGTAGCCCAATGAATAAACTGTTGCCATCCTTGCTGGTGGGCAACTTCATTTGAAAGCTCTAAATTTCCTAATATTTTCACATTAAAATCAAACATAGTCTCAGCCATCGTTGTATCTTCTGGTAAGTCAGCTTTTTGTATATCTTTTTCTTCCCAAACAACCAATAAATCTTCAAAATTCTTAAAAACGAGATTTCTTTCGTATACCATTTCAATAAAGGGTTTTAGTTCGTATTCTATTGTGTTATCGATTATGTCATTTAAAGGCATATCGTTTTGTGAAATTATCTGTCGTGTCCCACTGGCTGTGTTGGGTATTAGTCGTGAATCTGAAGTTCCTTCCTGTACTGGTGATAAACTCCATAGCTGATCTAAGTCTCTAGATGCCATCTCAGAATCATTAATAGATACATTTGATAAATTAGGATTTATAAGCGGTACCATTCCATTCTGACCTTGTCCTTTCACCTTACCATTAGGCCTCCATACACCATCCCATTTAACACTTTTTGAAGCATCTAAGTACCACATGTTAGATATAGACCTAGTTTTAGCATCTGTTGCTTGTGCTCTTGAAGCATTCAATTCCATTACAAGTGTTTTGCTTGAAATTACGTTTGAATCTCCATACAAGCAATTTGATATATGATGATATTTACCTATTATGAATGGTCTAACATATCTCTTATGTTTAAATGGTGTTTTCTCTAATCTAATTACGAAACGACCGTGAGCAATTGTGCATACAACTTCTTCAAAAATTCCGTCACCTTCAAGATCGTAAAGGCCATAACATTCATCAATATGAACAAACCCAGTCTTGTTTGTCTCTTTCATCATTTTATTTAACATGACTGTCTGCCCTTTATTTAAGCCTAGATTTTGTATATATTCTGCCTGTTGATCCGTATAATTTTCTCCATTCATAGTAATAAGATCTAAGTTCTTATAAAAACCTACTTCAGTACTAGCAATTTCTATTCCGTCTTCTGTCTCTTCTTCTGTTGTCTCAATTCTAATTTCATTTTGTTTTAAATGTGAAAATGATACTGAAGTAGAATGTATACAAGCCTGACTATCGTTAATATCCTCTTTATTAACGTCACTATAAAACTCCGTTAAAAGAATATTTCTAAAGTAAGTATTGTCTTTAACAATTAAAGCCTCAGGTTCCTTGTCATCAAAGAAGGTAAATAGCTTTTCTTCAAATTCTTGAGTTATTTTTGCTACGGCCGTTCCTTCTATAGTTTTGTTTTTTATAAACTTCTTAAATGCGTGTTTAAAGTCTATTTGATCAAGTTGATAGTCAAATATGTATTTATTCCATAAATCAACTAAATTATTATCTATTTCTTCTATTTTCGTGTCTTCCAATCTTCCTATTGGCGATATATTAAATAAAATTCTATTAATTCGTGAGACCATCCCATTTACTTTCCATTTCATAATAGGAACTTGGATCTGAGAACGACCTTCATAAATCTTATCTAGTTTATCGGTCAGATTGTATGAAGCTAAAGCCTGCGTCCACTTCTGTTCCCAGGGCTGTCTTTGTGATGAATAATTAGATTTGAGTGCAAGGAAATACTCCATAGCATCTTTATCATTTTGGTCTTCTTTATTAGTTGAGTTATCATTATTTGCCATATTTATCTCCTGATAGATAAAACAATTAGTTTTATATTTCGAGAATAACAAATATAAAAATTAAATCAAAAAAATAATTAAATAAAAAAAATAATTAAATATTTACCAAACCATTTAATTTTACGAATCTCTTTTTTTCTATATTCTAAATCCATCAATATCCCATCCCTTCATATTGGTCTTCATATTCTTCATACTCATCTACCGAACCAACATCATTACGCATTTTAATACACTCATATTTAATTATGTCCATAAAGTGATCATTTTTCTTTTTAGGTCGATTAAGCATTTCGTTCTTCTCTTCAATCTTTGAACTCTGGTAACTGTCCCAACTATACCTACCAAATTCCCATAAAGTCCCCTTGCAGGTATTAAATACATATAACAAAGGCATTCTCTTAATTGTTCCATCAACTGTTTTAACGACTTTTAATCTTTTCTTAACCTCACCTAATCCTATAGAGTTATCTTTAGTACATAAAATTGTTTCTATACCATTTCTATAAAACTCTTGCCTAATCGTATGTGCATTCTCTTGATCTTCATCTGGGTGTTTGTTTATAACATCTGGTTTTTGCGATGATGTATCAATCTGACAATACAACGGTAATATAGGGCCCTTTTTATTAGACCCTCTAATGTTCTTTATCATCCTAGCGTAGTCAGAAATAACCATGCTTTGAACAGGTGCTTTTAACTCATCGCACACATATATTTTATTTTCTTTTCTATCATATAAAAACCTAATCCAATGATGTGGTGTTCTTTCATGTGGATCAATTCCTTCATGTAATTCATAACGTCTTGGATTCGTTTTAGCTAGTTTTACATGATCAAATGGCTCTATAATATGGATTGGTTTAAATTCTTTATAAATAAGACCTTCTTTTAAATGTGGTCTTCCATGTACACGTGACTCAACTTCATCTGGGTCAACTGTTTTTAAGTAGTTCTGTTTAGAAGATTCAGGTATAAATGGGTTGTCAAGTATTGATAAAACAACAGATTCAATTAACGGGTTGTCACTTTCCCATAAGAAATTAACTAATCTAGTGAATCCAGACAATGAAGTGAATGTGAGCAAGAAAATGCCATCTCTATCTGTTAAACGAGCTAAGCACTCTTGAAAATAGTCCCATGGTCCCTCTTCGTCCCACCAAATAAGATCAAGATCCATACCCTGAACTGCCTCTCTACCTTGTTGGTATGATCTAAATATAGACTTAGACCCATTCTTCATCAAAATAATATCGTTTGTATAGCCTCTTACAGGATTAAAAACACCATATTCTATAAGGCTTTTTGTCATAAGTTTTGATACTTTAGTTTGTTGGACAGCAACAGATAGCTTGTAATCTACAGTGGCGCACATAACTTGAATATTACTTTTCTTTTCTAAATATTCAGCTACAATTCCAGCTCCGAGTTCTGTTTTACCTGACCTGTTACCACCAAATACAATAAATATCTTCTTATCTCCTTTTTTATAAAGAAGTCGATCAAGAATCTTAACTCTTACTGCATTTTGCTTTGCATAGGACTCCCAATCCATATACTGAAGCATATTGTTTTTCTTGTGATTATCTAACTGAGAAAGTTTAGTGTATAAATCTAATATCTGTGGATCTGTAAGTTTAGAAAGTTTTGTTTTGTCCATAGTTTTATTCTATAGACTGTTATAATTATGTCAAAAAATTACCATTTAACGTCATTTAATTTCATTTTCTTTAGACATATCTAATCGACCAAATGAATAACCAATTGATAAATGCGGTACGGTTGCTAATAAATTAAATAACATACCTAATATTAAAGGAATTTTTAACAATCTTAATCTTTTATACTTTCAGGTAAAGGAAGCGAGGTTGTATTAACTTTTATTTTTTTGAAAAAAGTATGTGTTGTCGAATCTATTTGTGGAGAAAAAGTATTTACGTCTGACAAAAGTGCCATAATATACTCAGAAAGTTGGTAATTATTTGTTTCATCAAAGTATTTGGCGATCTTGTACGCTTCTTTTTTAAAGGCATCATCATTTTTTTCAGCATGATATTTTATTAAATTTAAAACATTCTTTTTTTGCATACAAAGCACCTCTTTTGCCTTTCATTATTTAAACCCAATATCTTTACCAATAGACTTTCCTATTTTCTTGACTACCTCGTACCGAATAGAACCTCTTCTTAACATGTTGGAAAGATTACCTAAGGATATACCTATATCTTTAGAAACTGATGACAATGTCTTTCCTGACAAAAATACTGCAATTTTTATTTCTTTCTTTATTTCATTCATTGTTACACTTTATCGTGTACAATTAAATATTCCAATGGTTTTATTTAATCCCATTAGAGCTAAGAAACCGCTCAATCTCATTCATCATTTCATCTTTAGAAAGGATAGTTTGGTTGTTTTCATCATCTTCTTTATGAAGATTTGGAGCAAGGGCTTTTAGTATACAAGGATCAACAATACGACCATAAGTTTCGGCTGCTTTAATATTTCCAAGCAGAGCTGCTTTTCGCAAACAATCAGTAGCAGTTATACTTCCTAGAGCTTTATTTTTGTTAATTAAATTCTTTATAGTTTCTGAATAATCTGATTTTAGAAGAACGCTATAAAACCAATCCTTTCCAACTCCTATACGGCCATAAACTTGCAAATTAGTAACAATATCATTACAATTTTCAAGAATTTCAATAACCTTCTTAGCAATTAAATCAAGATCATACGCCATTTGAATAATAGTTCTTTGGGGAATTCTGAACAATAATATATTTACCCTTTCGATACAATGTAATGTCTACTGATATAAAAGAAGGCTTAAGTTTCAACATTTTTAATATTTTATTAATCATAATATATTCCTTTTTTTGTTTTCACAGAAACCACAGAAACATGTAATCTATTTTTTAATATTTCAATGCATTTATCATAATAACTACATAGATTTTTTAGTTTAACTTTCCTATTTTCAAAATTAACTAGTATTTCTTCTTTTATTTTATACATTTTCTTATCCTATGTAGGGGAGATTGGGAATAACGCTAGCTTACCTTGAAGATGTGGGGATCTCCCCTATTTCAATAGTAAATTAAATAAAAAATAAGTCAAAACAAAACTATTCCACGATATCATATGCAATTTTTGTGTTTAAGTGTTTGTCATGCATTTTTTTAAACTCATTATTAAAGATGTTCTTAGTTGCCATAAAACAATTCTCCATTATGCTTGACATAGAGCATTGTGTAGTATATAATAGTAGCATGATAAAATTAAAACTGGGAAATCTAGAGAAATTCAGAAAGGAGGCGAATTTAAGCCAAGCGAACCTGATCAAAGAGCTATATAAACATTCTGATTTAAATATCAGTATAGGGACATGGCAGAGCTGGTCTTCAGGTAAAACACAAATAACACTCGAAGCGATTATTAAAATAGCATTATATCTTAATAAAAATGTACATGAGTTTTATGAGGAACAAAAGGAGGAATAATATAGTTAAAAATAAAAAGCCCGGCAAATGTAACAACCTCCAAAATAGATACATTTATCCGGGCTCTCTAAAAGCAAGCATAAGGAGCTTACTAATGAACAAAATAATTTTAAACAAAAACATATTAACATTTTTATCTTTATATGACGAGGTAAATATAGATAATAATCAATTAAGTAAGGAAAGAAGAGAATATTATATTAGATTTATAAAAAAGAACCCTGAATCAATCTTTTCTCTTATAGATTCATTGCGCGAAGAAGTAAAGCTTCTTAGGGATTTAGATGAAGATATTCAAAATTTAAATAGATTAAGAACTAAAGACCTAAAATTAAAAAAATCATTTGATTCTAATGTGAATATGATTTTAGGTAAAATATCTAAACAATCAAGCATTCCTACATACTTTGGGGGTGGGAAATAATGATTATTAAAGGAAAGATAACATTAAAAGAGACAGCCCCGTCTTTAGAAGAATATGGTGAGTTAACGATCCCAATAAATATTGATTTATCAATAAGTAAAACACAGCAGTTGGCATCTGTTGAATACGGAAATATAGAATATGGTAGCTTCATTAAATTCTTTAACGATCAGCTAAACTATGAAATTGCTGTAATTATAGAGGAATTTTTTAGCAAAACATATCAAGAAAACTTAATTAGAATAGATTCGGAGAAACAAGAACCATATTATCAGGAATCTTTAATAGAAAATATGGGAGTAGTCTAATGAATACGATATTAGTTGTTGTTGTTTTACCAATAGGAATATGTGGTTTGCTATACATATTTGATAAAGTAAAAAGGGTATTTAGATACTTACAGTATCGTAGAGTCAAAGATGTAGAATACCACGTTTGTTGGTAATTAAATAAATAGGAGTTAGTTATGTTTAAAAAAGCAACAAAAGAAAAGAGTAAGTTACGAATATTGTTTGAAGGAGCTAGTGGTAGTGGTAAAACATATTCTTCTTTAGTACTGGCTAGTGGTTTTAATGAAAAGATTGCTGTGATTGATACAGAAAAAGGAAGTGCGTCTTTATATTCAAGTGAATTTGATTTTGACGTATGTGAATTATCACCCCCATATACGCCAGAATCATATACATCTACTATTAAGCTCGCAGAAAGTGAGGGTTATGGAATAATAATAATAGATTCAATAACTCAAGAATGGTCTGGACCAGGTGGTTGTTTAGATATTCAAAGTAATTTAGGTGGTCAGTATAGAGACTGGGCGAAAGTAACACCTAGACACAATAAGTTTATTGAATCTATCTTACAATCTAAATGTCACATCGTTGCTACAGCTAGAACTAAGGCTGACTATGTTGTTGAGACAAATTCTAAAGGAAAGAGCGCCCCTAAAAAAGTTGGTTTGAAGACAGAGCAGAGAGACGGTCTAGATTTTGAATTTACGTCTGTTCTAAGATTAAACGAAAATCATATGTTCGAGTCTACAAAAGATAGAACCCATTTATTTGATGGTAAAGACGGAATCGTCACAAAAGAGCATTCCCACTTACTATTAAGTTGGTTAAATGAAGGAATAGAAAAAGTTGTTCCAGAAGAAAAAGAAAAGGAACCTGAAAGAATATTCCAATTAAAAAAGATTGATTCTATGCCAGACTTTAATTTTGAGGATGGTGTCGATAATAAAAAAGACATTGAAGATGCTATAACATTGATAATCAATGCCGGTAGCATGCACACTCTAAAAGAAATATACGAATCTCTTGATAAAAAAATAAGGAATAACAAGGATATTGAAAAGGCAAAAAATGATAGAAAAAAAGAATTATCAATGCATTTTGTTTGATACGAATTCAGGTATGGAGTCCATAGTAGGGATAATAGATAAAGGAGTAAAAATGGGAGCAATGACGCCTAAGGACGGGGCTAGCATTAAATATAAAGATGAGTCAGGGAAATGGACAACGGTTTTATCATGACATACAATACACTCTCTTTATTTGCTGGTTGTGGAGGTATGGGCTTGGGGCTAATTGGAGGGTTCGAGTTTTTAGGAACTTTTTATGAGAAAAACCCCTTTTTAATACAACAAGCATTTGATTTTGATTCAAAAGCAGTTCAAATGTACAATGAAAACTTTTCTCATAAGTGTGAAGTTAAAAATGTTTTAGATTTACAAAACTCAGAGGTTATGGATCATGACATCATGATAGGGGGCTTCCCTTGTCAGTCATTCTCAATAGCTGCACAAAACCCCAAGAGACTAGGTTATAAAGATGACAAAGGAAAACTTTTTTTTGAGATGTGTCGGATTTTAATAGCAAAGCAGCCTAGATGTTTTATAGCCGAAGATGTAAAAGGACTTCTTTCGGCTAACAAAGGGGATGCTTTCAATTTAATTATTTCTGCGTTTGAAAGCTGTGGTTATCTCGTGAGATACAGTTTATTAAACTCAAAAAACTATGGTGTACCACAAAAAAGAGAGCGTGTATTTATTGTTGGGTTTAAAAATAAATCAGATGCTAATAATTTCGATTTTCCCAGACCTACAGTTGACGAAAACTATGTTCCTATTAAACGCATATTAGAACCCAAATGTGATATCAAGAATGAATATTTCTTTAGTGAAAAAGCTGTTCAAGGTTTATTGAAAACTAAAAATTACAAATCTATGAATAAAGGTCGTGCTCAAAATATTGAGGAGCCCTGTAATACTGTTGGCTCACACCTAGCAAAAGTAAGTCTTAATAGTACGGATCCTGTTTTATTAGACAATGGAAAGTATAGAATGTTTTCTCCACGTGAGGTTGCACGAATTCAATCGTTTCCTGAATCTTATAAATTAGCAGAATCTCGTATTACTAATTATAAGGCGATTGGAAATGCTGTTCCTCCTGTAATGATGTGGCATGTTGCGAGGGCTGTGTTAAATTCTTTTAAACAGAAGAAACCCTTGGTGTCTTTTTCGAAAATCCAGCCAACTTTAAATATAAAATCTAAGATTGAATATGAAAATTGTAATTCAAATCAACTCATTAAAGAGAAGTGTTGTTATTGATATAGATTAAAAAGTAAAGTAAGGAGCAAATAATGAATAATTGGGCGGCCACAGGAAGACTAGTAAAAGATCCAGAGATAAATATAACAGACTCAGGTATGACCATAGTTAAAATAACGGTAGCTATAAAGAGAGAATTTAAGAATAAGAAAACGAATGAGTATGACAGTGACTTTTTCACTTATAAATCATTATCTAATACAGACAGTCTGTCTAATACTGTAAAATATATAAGTGACTTCTTACACAAAGGAGACCTTGTTGAGCTTATTTCCAAGGTAGAGAATAACAACTACGAAAAAGATGGGGAAAAGGTTTGGAATAACGATTACATAATAAAATCTATTAGCAAGTTAATATCGAGTAGGAAAAATGAAGAATCAAAAGACAATACAAGTAACTTTTAGATTACCGATAGACAATCAAAGAGTATTTAATATTCTACTTAAAGCGTTTCCGAATAATATAAGAGTAATAAACTTTAGAACGTCTCCTTATGATCAAAAATGAAAAAGAAAGTAAAATGAAAATATTAAACTTATATTCAGGAATTGGAGGAAATAGAAAGCTTTGGGATGATTGGCATGATATAACGGCCGTTGAATGCAATGAAGATATTGCAAGGGTTTATAAAGATTTATTCCCAAAGGATACTATAGTTATAGGAGATGCTCATAAATATTTAATAGAAAATTATAGCAAGTTTGATTTTATTTGGAGCAGTCCACCTTGCCAGTCTCACTCTAGTTTTAGACAAAATCTATGCGTTAGATATAGAGGAACACCCCCTATTTATCCGGATATGAGCCTATATCAAGAGATTTTATTTCTTAAATATAACTTTAAAGGTAATTGGATTGTTGAGAACGTTAAACCCTATTATAAGCCTCTTATTGATCCAGATAAAATACTCCAAAGACACTTTTTTTGGTGTAATTTCAAAATTGAGGATAAGTTTTTTGAAAAGGATGCAATACGAAATTCTAATATACCGGACCTTCAAGATAAGTTTGGATATGATTTAAATAAGTATAAATTACCTAACAAAAGACAAGTTCTTCGGAATTGTGTAGAACCTTTATTAGGAAAGCACATAATTGATCAATGGAACAAAACGGGTATTAAGTTAAATAAAGATATACAGAAATATCTATTTTAAATATATACATAAGTTATTTTTATGTAAGTTTTCCCGTTTTTTTATACATATTATTAATTCATACGATGTATAAAAATTACTCTTGATTTACTTTTTTTATGTGTTATTATTGACGAGTGTGACGAATGCGACGAATGCGACTAATAATAAAAAATGGAGAGTATAATGGATAATGAAATAAATAAAACCTTAATTAAAAAAGAAAAGAAAAAACTATCAAAAAGTCAGTTTACATCTTTATATAAAAAATTAAGTGTTTGTAACATGATTAAAGTCACAGGTTGGTCTAGATCAACTATAGATAGATACGCAAGGAAGTATAAGCTTCCTCTTAAACATAGGGCGTTCATTAAAGATTGACATGAAAAATGGATTTGTAAAGCTACATAGAAGTATTCTTGACTCCACTTTGTATGAAAATAGAAATGCGTTCAATGTTTTTATTCACATCATATTAAATTGTAATTACAAAGAATCGGTCATGTGTATGAATAATAAAGATATCCTAATTCCTTCGGGGTCATTTGTAACAAGCCTTTCAAAATTGGGGGGCACGCTGAATATCGGGATTAAGGCAATTAGGGGCACGCTGGACTACCTAAAAAGGACAAACAGAGTGACATGCAAGACGACAAACAGATTTACTATAATTCAAGTTCAAAACTGGAATAAGTATCAGTCTGAGGTCACGCAAAAAGACACGCAAAAAGACACGCAAATCAAAAAAGAAGGACAATCAGAGGGCAAACAGAGGGCAACATCTAAAGAATATAAAGAATATAATAATTTAAAAGAGCAGCAAGCTGCTACAAAAGAAAAGGCTGCTGCTGCACAAATAAAAAAACCAATTAAAAAAGAAATTCCTGTAGACGTATTGCGTGATATTGAGACTCTTTCAAATCTCAAGGGTGAGAAACCTGAAATTTTTAAAAGAATACTTAAGTCGCAGTATTACGAAGACCCTATTAATTCACCACATGGATTTAAGTTTGAGATTAAAGAATATCACGAGATTGAACAAAGGAAAAAAGATAAAATTAAATTAACTCGAGAAGCTGTTCAGAGAGATATTGATAAACAAAATAGAGAACGAGAAGAAACTTTAAAAAAAATCAAGAATAAAAACAAAAAATTTTTAAAAGAATTCTCGTCGCTTACGTCTCAAGACAAGAAAGAAATACAGAATGAAGCGGTTATTAAAACGACTGAAAAACATTCACCGGGTTCTAAAAATTATAACGAAGCTTTAAAAAACAATATAATTAATATTATGAATAAAAGAAAATTTAAAAATATTATAAATATAGCAGGAGTGTAATTTATATATATCTCAATTTGTCGTTATATTGACCGATAATACGTATATTACACTTATTATTTTAATAATTATGATTTTATAATAGGTGATGATTGTATGACAATATAGAGATGTTACAGTGAATAATAAAAAGGTGGATTGTTTATGGATTTAAAACAAATATCTGATGAAATAGGCAAAATGTTAGATGAGTGGTATTTCGAAAAAAAGGATAAAATAAGTTCTCGTAAAATGTGTTTTCATCACATAAAGGAGGTAAAGAAACTTGAAATTAAAAAAGAATTAGATGCTTTAAACTCATACGTCGAGGAGGTAAAGTTTATTTTGTAAATTAAAATAGATATTTTTACAAAAAATATAAAATAATGAAACCGAAAAATAAATTAACAAGAGGAGAGTATTTAAATGAAAGAAATCAGGTTTATAATTCCAGGAAAGGCAGTTCCTTATACAAGGACAACAGTAAATCAAAAGTACGTATGCAAACAGTACGAAAGGTACAAGGAGTGGTCTCAAAAAGCGAAAATGTATTACATTCAGGCCCTTTCAAAATTGAAGTCGAAATCTACGGAAAATGTAGAGGAGATATCGACAACGTTCTCAAAGGAGTCCTTGATTCACTCAATGGAATCGCATACATTGACGACAAGCAATGTATCGATGCAAGAGTTAAACTATGTAAATGTTAAAATAATTTATTGTAAATAATTTATATATTTAAAAAAGGATAAAATAAAATGAAAAAATTATATGGTCATGGGGACGTTATTGTAAAAGAAATTGATGAATTTCCTGAAAATTTAATTAAAAAAGAATATACAAAAGGATTTAGTGTTTTAGCTTATGGGGAGATATCTGGACATGCGCATTGTTTAGATTCATTAAAAACTGAATTATATGAAGATGAAAACGGCGTTGTTTATTTAAGATGTAAAGAGGATGTAGAACTTAAACATCAAAAACTTGATGGGACTCAAGCAAAAGATGCTCATAAAACGATTACATTACCTAAGAATAATTATCAAATAGGTATTGTTAAAGAATTTGATTACTTTACTGGCGAAGCTAGAGAAGTGGCAGATTAACATGATTAAAGAGTTATCTGAAAAACAAATTAAAAAACTAAAAGAGTACAGAGAAAAGTATTTAAAAATTGGTTTAAGCACAGAATCCATTGATTTAATAAAGGCAACTCCGATTGTTCATGAAATACAAGAAAAATTACTTGGTAGAAAAAAAACACCGGTTTTTTTACTAAGAAGCCCATTAGAAGCATGGGATTTGGTTTGTATTCTTTATAATAAAAAAAGTTCTCCTATAAGTAAGAAGGTAAATGATCAGGTAAATGATCAGGTAAATGAGCAGGTAAATGAGCAGGTAAGTGAGAAGGTAAGGGATCAGGTAAATGAGGAGGTAAGGGATCAGGTATGGGATCAGGTAAGTGATCAGGTAATTAATCAGGTAAGGGAGAAGGTAAATGATCAGGTAAGGGATCAGGTATGGGAGCAGGTAAATGATCAGGTAAATGAGCAGGTAAGTGAGAAGGTAAGTCATCAGGTAAATGAGAAGGTAAATGAGAAGGTAATTCATCAGGTATGGGAGAAGGTAAGGGATCAGGTAATTAATCAGGTAATTGAGCAGGTATGGGATCAGGCAAGTGAGAAGGTAAGTCATCAGGTAAGTGATCAGGTAAGGGATCAGGTATGGGATCAGGTAAGTGAGCAGGTATGGGATCAGGCAAGTGAGAAGGTAAGGAAGCAGGTATGGAATCAGGTAAGTAAGAAGGTAAGGAATCAGGTAAGTGAGCAGGTAAGTGATCAGGTATGGAATCAGGTAAATGAGGAGGTAAATGAGGAGGTAAATGAGGAGGTAATTGATCAGGTAATTAATCAGGTAAGGGAGAAGGTATGGGATCAGGTATGGGATCAGGTATGGAATCAGGTAAATGAGGAGGTAAATGAGGAGGTAAATGAGGAGGTAATTGAGGAGGTAATTGATCAGGTAATTGATCAGGTAATTAATCAGGTAAGGGAGAAGGTATGGGATCAGGTA